TTGTAGACCCAGGCCATTCAGAAAAATATACAGAACACGATGAAGGTTCTAAATCTCTTTGGGTCTGGATAAAAAATAACAAACCAAAATAACATTTTTCATAAATACTTCTATATAGGAGTATTTTCTATGCAAGAACAAATTCTAGATTCAAAACTTTCAGATTACGAGAAAACATTTTTTCATTCTAAATGGAGACCAGCACTTGCTTGGTCTTATCTTTTTGTAATACTTATGGATTTTGTTTTTCTTCCTATTATATTTATTTCTTTAGGTGCAGATGCAAATACTTTTAATTGGGAACCTCTTACATTAAAAGGTTCAGGTATTTATCATGTTTCTATGTTAACCATTGTTGGTGTGACCGCATATGGAAGAACAAAAGAAAAACTGGAAAGAAATTTATAAATAGGAGTGTTGTATGATTGGCATTGTTTCTGCTGTTATTGGTCTTCTTACATCAGCAATACCTAGTTTAGTAAAAATATTAGAGAAAAGACAAGAGAGTGGTCATGAGATAAAATTGATGGAGATGAGAATTGAAGCAGCATCTAAAGGAGTGGATATTCAACGCTATATTGAAGACACTAAAGCTGATATCGAAGAAGGAAAATCTGTTCGACAGCATGATGCTCTTGTTACTGGTGATGGCTGGATATTCACACTACGAACTGCTGTTAGACCTGTTTTAACTTTTCTATTCTTTTTTCTATTTCTTATTATTAAATTAGTTGCAGTTTTTGCTATGTTACAACAAGGTGCACCTGTTGTTGAGATATTAGATGCAGTTTGGGATGAATATACAGTTGCTATTTTTGGTTCTATCATTGGATTTTGGTTTGGTCATAGAGCATTTTTACACATACTTGGAAAAGAGAACAATAAAATTTTGTAAATAGGAGATAAAAATGACTTCTTTTCTTTTTGGTTTAGTTGTAGGTCTTATTGTAGGTTGGAATTTTCTACCACAACCACAATGGGTTAAAAATTTGGTAGATAAAGTTGTTGCTAAAATTTCTAATAAATTTTCTAAATAATAGGAGTAAGATATGTCTGATTGGAAAAAAAAAGCATTTGAAGGAGAAAATTATAGTGAATCTGAGGACTTCGGTTTGATTGCACTTGAAAGGCTAAAAAGACAAGCAGCTGCAGGCAATAAAGCAGCTCAAAAAGCACTTGAGGAAGATGGTGGTGATTGGGTTAAAGAAGCTTTTGCAGGTGAAGATGGTTATGTGGGTAATGATTATGGTTCTGGTAAAACTGGTGTCGATCCAGAATCTGACTGGAAAGACGATGCGTTTGAACCAAAAGAATAATTATTAAATGGGGGGTGTAATAATCCCCCAACAATATAGAGGTATTATTATGAATTATTTTAGTTTACTTTTTCATATGTTTGTTACATTTTTCTCCAAAAAGAAAGATATAAATAAACAAGTAGAGATGGATTTTGAAAAAGAAGAAGAAGTAAAAGAAGAAGAACCAGAAAAAGAAATTATTAATGTGAAAAGAGTTACAGGTCATAATGTAACTTATATCATACCAGATGATATGAAAAGAATGAAAGTAAGACTTCTTGAAAGAAATGGTAAGTATAAAACAGAATATACTTTAACAGATTATTTGGATATTAAATCAGGCGAAAGATTTCAAATAATCATAGAAAGGTAAGAAATGGCTCTACCAACAACAAGAGCAGAATTCAAAGAGTTTTGTTTAAGAAAACTCGGCAAACCTGTTATTGAAATCAATGTTGATGATGACCAAGTGGAAGACCGTATAGACGAGGCACTAAAATATTATTATGATTATCACTTTGATGGTTCTTCAAAGATATTTTACAAGCATCAAATAACACAAACAGATAAAGATAACAAGTATATCACAGTTCCAGAAAATATTATTGGTGTTATTAACATCTTTGATCTAGGTTCTGCTCTTGGAACAAACAATCTATTCAACATTCGTTATCAGATTGCTTTGAATGACCTTTATACTCTTACCTCTGTTTCTATGGTTCCATATTTTATGGCAATTCAACATATACAATTTCTAGAATATCTTTTGGTTGGTAAACAACCTATTCGTTACAATCGCCATGTAAATAAACTCCATGTTGATATGGATTGGGATAGATTTAATGTTGGGGATTATCTTTTAGCAGAAGCATATCAAGTTGTAGACCCAGATACTTATACAGATGCTTGGGCGGATAGATGGTTGGGCAGATATGCTCAATGTCTTATTAAACAACAATGGGGCGAGAATCTTAAAAAGTTTGAGGGTATGCAAATGCCTGGAGGTTTGAAGTTTAATGGACAACAGATTTACAATGAAGCAATTGCTGAAAGAGAAAATTTAGAAAGAGAAATGATATCTACATATTCACTTCCTGTGACAGATATGATAGGATAATTTTATGGCAACTAATTTTTTCTTCAACAATTTTAACTCTTCACAGGAACAATTGTTACTAGAAAATTTAGTAATTGAGTCCATAAAGATTTATGGACACGATGTATATTATATTCCTATTACTAGAACATCTTATGATGATATCTATGGTGAAGACGATCAAGCAGCATATAATTCAGCATATTTTATGGAAATGTATATTAAATCCATAGATGGATTTTCTGGTGATGGTGAATTTATGTCAAGGTTTGGTATAGAAATACGAAACCAAGTTGTTTTTTCTATGGCACAAAGAATATTCTCAGAAGAAGTTGGAACATTTACTAATCAGGTAAGACCCAATGAAGGGGACCTGATTTATTTTCCATTGAATGATAGATGTTTTGAAATTAAATTTGTAAACAAATATGAAATGTTTTATCAGTTAGGAGCATTACAAACTTGGGAAGTTACTTGTGAATTATTTGAATATTCAAATGAAACATTCAATACAGGTATTCCTGAAATTGATATTATTCAATCTAAGTTCTCTATGAATGCACTTGATTTCTCTATAAAAGATGAAGTAGACGATTATCTTGCTACAGAAGATTCGGAATATATTATTCTTGAAGGAAAAGCAGTTGATGATTTGATTCCAGCAGATGATAGTGATGAAATACAACAAGAATCAGATAACATAGTTCTTTTCTCAACAGAAGATCCTTTCAGTGAAGGAAATATTTAATGTTCGGTCAAACATTTTATCACAGTCTAATAAGAAAATATGTTGCACTTGTAGGAACACTTTTTAATGACATTTACATTGAGAGAACTGATAGCACTAACACTGTAACAAAGTTTATAAAAGTTCCTATAACATATTCACCAAAAGATAAAATGTTTGCTAGAGTAATACAAGACTCTGGTCTTGATAGAGAAACTGCAGTAATGCCTCTACCTATGATTTCATTTGAAATAGGACAAATGGCATATGATGGTTCAAGAAAATTGAATACTGTTACTAGAACAGTTGTTGAAGATCCAACAACACCTGACAAGAGAAAATATCAATATAATCCAGTCCCATATAACATAGAATTTAAAGTATATGTTTATGCTAATCACTCAGAAGATGCTTCTAAAATAGTAGAACAAATTCTTCCATACTTCACACCTGACTGGACAACAACAGTTCAACTTGTTCCAGAAGTTGAAATGATTATGGATATTCCAGTTATTCTTGATAGAATAAACTATTCTGATAATTATGATGAAGCATATACAAAAAGAAGAGCAATTATTTGGTCTCTAGATTTAACATTAAAAGGATATCTATATGGTCCTGTAAAATCTTCTGCTATTATCAAATTTGCAAATACAAACTTTTATATCCCTAAAAGAATTGGTGATTATGATTTACAAGAAGAAGTACTTACAGTTATTTCGGGTAAGAATGTAAATAGCACAACAGATTTTATCACAATAAAAAATCAACCATTTGTCAATGGCGATTATCTTGTTTATGCAAATGCAGATGGTAATTCTCAAATTACTGGTCTAACCAGTGGTTCAAAATATTATGTTGTTCAAGCAAACTCTACTGGTATTAAACTATCCACTGAAAGATATGGTGGAACAGTTGATATAACATATGCATCCTCTAATACAACAAGCACATTAAGAAGAAATAGTGCAAGTAATACTGCAGTTGCTGAAAGAGTTACAGTTCAACCTGGACTGACTTCTAATAATAAACCAACTGTTTTTGGTAATAATCAATTATTTGTTACAGCAACAGCAAATGCATCAATTGAAAATGGCGTTGTTTCATATGTTACGATAGATGAAGATGGATATGGATACATTGATAATCCAACTGTTACTTTTTCCGCATCACCATCTGGTAATACTGCAACTGCAACAGCAAATGTAAGTGAGTATAGAGTTGTGAAACTTAATATTACAAGTGGTGGTTCTGGATATACTTCAGCACCAACAGTTACAATATCTGCTCCAGACGGATTAACAGTTCCATTCTCGCAAATTGAAGAAGATGATAACTATGGATATGTTATCAGTATATATAATTGGGAAGAACTGAATGGAGAATAGAAAATTGAATGATGAAGAAGATCCTATTGGTGAAGCATTAGATATACTTCCTCCAGTAAAACAAGAAAAAGAAGAGAAAAAAGAATTAGTAATAGAAGAAGACGATACTTCTGTTTCTGATTTTGTTTCTGCTCGCCAAAACATCCACGATATGATTGATGCTTCAAAAGAAGCAATTGATTTATTAGCAGGATTTGCTGAAAGATCTCAACAACCAAGAGCATTTGAAGTTTTAGGAAAACTTATAGAAACAAATGTTAAAGCAAATAAGGATTTGTTGGAACTACAAGAAAAAATAAGACAAATCAAAGAATTAGATATTACTCCTGAAGGTAAAGCAAAAACAATTAATAATAATTTATTTGTTGGAAGCACAGCAGAACTTCAAAAAGTACTAAAGAATATGAAGAATGAAGAATAGTGATATAGATGCTAAAGGTTATAAAGGTAATATTAATCTAAAGAGAATCAATCAAGAAATTGATTGGACTCCTGAACTCGTTCAAGAATATGTAAAATGTTCTGAAGACCCAGTATATTTTATTGAAACATATATGAAAATTATAAATGTTAATGAGGGTCTTGTAAACTTTAATTTATATGACTACCAAAAACAAATGATTCGTGGATTTCAGGATAATAGATTTAATATTATTACAACTGCTAGACAAGCAGGAAAATCTACAACCACCTGCGGTTTTATTCTTTGGTACATTATATTTCATTCAGAAAAAACAGTAGCACTTCTAGCAAACAAGGGTGATACTGCTAGAGAAATTCTTGGTAAAATTCAACTTGCTTATCAACATTTACCCAAATGGTTACAACAGGGTGTAACTGAATGGAATAAAGGTTCGTTTGAATTAGAAAATAATTCAAGAGTTATTGCTGCTGCTACATCTTCAAGTGCTATTCGTGGTTATGCTATTAACTTATTGTTTATTGATGAGGCAGCATTTATTGAAGGATGGGATGAATTCTTTACTTCTGTTTACCCTACTATTTCTTCGGGTGATGAAACTAAAATTGTTCTTGTTTCAACACCAAATGGTTTAAATCATTTCTACAGTATATGGGTAAATGCTGTTCAAAAAAGAAATCAATATAACTTTATGAAAATTATGTGGCAAGATGTTCCCAACCGTGATGGTAAATGGAAAGATGAAACTCTTGCTGCAATGAACTTTGATATTGAAAAGTTTCAGCAAGAATATGAGTGTGAATTTCTTGGTTCATCTGGAACACTGATTGCTGGTTGGAAGTTAAAAGAACTTGTTCATATGAATCCTGTGTCTGACAAAGAGGGTCTTACACAATATAAACAAGCAGAAAAAGAACATGCATATATAACAGTATGTGATGTTTCTCGTGGTAAGGGTCTAGACTATTCTGCATTTCAAGTTTTAGATGTTACATCTATGCCTTATCAACAAGTTTGTGTTTATAGAAATAATGCTATTTCACCTGTTGATTATGCTAGTATGATACATGGAGTAGCAAGAGGTTATAATGATTCTGCTGTTCTTGTAGAAATTAATGATATTGGCGAACAAGTTTCACATTCACTTCATTATGATTTAGGATATGATAATATTCTTTTTACTGAAAATGCTGGTAGAAGTGGTAAAAGAATTACAGGTGGATTTGGTAAAGGAGAAATAGATAAAGGTATCAGAACAACTAAAATTGTAAAATCTGTTGGTTGTTCTATATTAAAATTATTAATTGAACAAAATCAATTAATAATAAATGATTTTAATACTATTAATGAACTTTCTACCTTTTCTAAAAAAGGTAAATCATATGAGGCTGAACATAATAAACACGATGACTTGGTAATGTGTTTGGTTTTATTTGCTTGGTTATCAGATCAAGATTATTTTAAAGAATACACTGATATTAATACTCTTATGTCTTTAAGAGAAAAAACTGAAGAAGATATTGAGCAAGATTTAGCTCCTTTTGGATTTATTTTTGATGGGCGTGAAGATTTTTATGATGAATCTTTTGAAGAGATAAATCCAGATGCGTGGATGTTTAATGACTCGTTGAAAATCAACTTTTAATAAATACTAAAAAATATCGTAATCAATCCACGTAAAGGAGAATAAAATGCCATTTCAGTTAAGCCCAGGTGTTAATATTACTGAAATTGATTTAACAACTGTAGTGCCTGCAGTAGCCACTACAGATGGTGCCATTGCTGGTGTCTTTCGTTGGGGTCCAATTAAAGACAGAGTTCTTATTGATTCAGAAAATCTTTTAGTTTCAAGATTTGGTAAGCCAACAAATTTTAATGCTGAAACATTTTTTACTGCTGCTAATTTCTTAGCATATGGTAATAGACTATATGTTTCTCGTGCAGCAGATGTAGATGGCGCTACTCCACAAGTAGATAGTGTTGTAGCAAATACTTCTGCTTCTGGTGGTGCTGTTTTCACTGCATCAAATACAACTGCTATTTCTGTTGGTATGTATGTAACACAGACAAGTAATTCTACAGTTATTAACGCTACTGGTAAATCAGTAAATGTTACTGCAGTAAACTCTTCTTCATTTACTCTTAGTAAAAATGCAGCAGCAAACGATACAATATCAGTTTATTTTGCAAACCCAGAAACAACTTATACAGCTGTTGCTATTCAAACAGATTCTTCAAACGGTATTGTCTCAAACCTTGTAAATCAGATTGTTCTAAACGAACAAAGATATGATGATAAAGATGGACAGTTTGATGCTGATGTTCTTTATGTAGCAAAGTATCCCGGTAAATTAGGTAATGATTTAAGAGTTTCTGTCTGCGATGCTTTTGATGGGTTTTCTTCAAACATTGCACTTTCTAACTCAACAGTAAATACTGCAGTTGAATTTAGAGTTGGTTCAAATACAGCAACAATCAAGTTTGAAGGAACTTCAAATGCTTCTGCAGCTGCAGTAGCTGGACAACTTTCTGTTGGAGATCAAATCCTTACTGGTAACTCATCTATTTCAAAGCAGTATCTACAGTTAAAATCTAAGACTGTAAATTCTACATATGTTAATACTTCTGCAATTTCTATTTCGGGTGCAGTTGTAAATAGTGCTCTTGACTTTATCACCATTTCTTCTAACCCATATACAAATGGTGATATTGTTGTTTATGCAAATGCTGCTGGTAATGCAGAAATTACTGGTCTAACTAGTGGTGATACATATCACGTTGTTCAAGCAAACACAGCGGGTGTTAAACTTTCAACTACACCTTTTGGTTCACCAGTAGATATTTCATATGTTGCTTCTAATACTTCTGGAACTTTAACTGGTAATACAAATACAGTTGTTCTTGGATTTGAAGACCCATATAGACTAAGAAAAGATTTTGTTGATACCAAAGTTCAAAGATATTGGGAATTCTTTAATGTTATTGATACAGCACCAGGACAATCTGACTTTGTAAGATTTAATGGTAATACTTCTGCAAATGATGAAATGCACGTTGTAGTTGTTGATGAAGATGGTGGTTTCACAGGAACTCCTGGTTCTATTCTAGAAACATTTAAGAATCTTTCTAGAGCATCTGATGCAGTTAATAATGATGGTGCTACAAATTATTATAAAGAAGTTATTAATGATGTTTCAAATTATATTTGGTGGGCAAATGACAGAACAACTGCAGTTTCAAACACTGCTATTAGTCTTGAATCTGCTTCAAATACAACTCCTGGTTCTTATAACTTTACATTAGGTGAAGATGGTAAGAGTGAAGCACTTACTCCTGTTTCAACCTTAATGGAAGCATATGATGAATTTAGATCTTCAGAAGATGTTGATATTTCACTTATTATGCAGGGCAAACCAAGAGGAGGTACAACAGTATCTGGTGGCGAAACAATTGAAAACTTCCAACTAGCAAATTATATTATTGATAATATTTGCGAAATTAGAAAAGACTGTGTTGTTCTTATTTCTCCAGATAAAAGTAAAGTTCTAAATAACTATGGAAATGAAGCAGAGTCTCTTGTAAACTTTAGAAATGTTCTTCGTAGCTCATCATATGGTATTATGGATTCTGGTTATAAGTATATGTATGACCGTTACAACGACCTTTATCGTTATATTCCATTAAACGGTGATGTTGCTGGTCTTTGTGTAAGAACAGATCAAACAAGAGATCCTTGGTTCTCTCCAGCTGGATTTAATCGTGGCCAGATTAAAAATATTATTAAACTACCATTCAATCCAAGAAAAGCAGAAAGAGATTTAATATATCCAAATGGTGTTAATCCAGTAGTTGCTTTCCCTGGTCAAAGCACTATTCTATTTGGTGATAGAACTCTACTAAATAAACCAAGTGCTTTTGATAGAATCAACGTTCGTAGATTGTTTATTGTACTTGAAAAAGCAATTTCTGTTGTTGCTAAATTCTCACTCTTCGAATTTAACGATGCATTTACTAGATCACAATTTAAGAATCTAATTGTACCATACCTCAGAACTGTTCAAGGCCGTCGTGGTATTACAGATTTCTTAGTTGTATGTGATGAAACAAACAACACTCCTGATGTAATTGATAGAAACGAATTTGTTGGAGACATTTATATCAAACCAGCTCGTTCTATCAACTTCATTCAGTTGAATTTCGTAGCAGTTGGAACTGGTGTACAATTCTCTGAAGTCGTCGGACGCTTCTAATATAAATACTAAATAGATACAAATACAGGAGTAAAAGATGCCTTTTAACATTAGTTCCTTTAAAGAAAACGGTCTGGTATATGGTGGTGCCAGACCATCCCTATTCTCTGTGACACTTAATGTGCCACAGGGAATTGGTATTGATAATGTTTCGGTAGATAAGTTTAGATTTATGTGTAGAACAGCTGAATTGCCTCCATCAGCAGTAGCAGCAATTGATGTGCCATATTTTGGAAGAAGAATTAAAATTGGTGGTGATAGAGCTTTTGGCGATTGGACTGTTAATATTATGAATGATGAAGATTTTGCTGTAAAAGCATTATTTGAAAAATGGTCAAATGCTATTAACAGAATGCAATCTAATGTTCGTGATCCAAATGTTTCTACTGAGGAATATAAACAAGACTTAATGTGTACTCAATATTCTAAAGATGGTATTAAAATTAGAGAATATAGAATTATTGGTGCGTTCCCAACAACAGTAGCTGGTATCGGTTTAGATTGGGATGCTCAAAATACTGTTGAAACATTTGGTGTTACATTTGCATATGATTATTGGGTTCCAGAAATTGAAACTTCTGATAAGAAAGCTGGTGGTGTAAATGCTTACAGACCAGAATCAGAACTAGATGGTCCTTTAGGTCCAGAATAATATTTGAAATAACTTTATAAAAGGTAAACTATTTTATGGCAGAAAACCAATCTTTATTTGGATTTATTTTTAAACGCAAAGAGAAGGAAGAAAAGGTTCAATCCTTTGTTCCTAAAGGTGATGATACTGGTGCAACCACTATTTCTGCAGCATCTGGTGGTGCATATGGAACATATGTAGATTTAGATGGTACTGTTAGATCTGAAGCAGATCTAGTTACAAGATATCGTGATATGTCTCTTCATCCAGAATGTGATTCAGCAATTGATGAAATTGTAAACGAATCTATTTCAATAGATGAAGAGACTATCGTTGATATTAATCTTGATGACATACAAATTGATGATAAAATTAAAGATGTTATTAGACAAGAATTTTATGAATGTCTAAGAATTATAGAATTTAATAAGTATGCATATGATATATACAGAAGATGGTATGTAGATGGTAGATTGTATTACCATGTTGTAGTTGATCCAGCAAATCCAAAAAATGGTATCAAAGAAATTAGATACATTGATCCTCGTAAAATGAGAAAAGTTCGTGAGATTACCAAAAAACCTATGACAAAACAAGGTGGTGATGGTGGTATCACAAAAGTTGTAAAAGAATACTACATTTATAATGATAAAGGATTTAACTATGGTAACAAAACAGTTGGTCCTACTACAACTGGATTAAAAATATCAAAAGATGCTATTATTCATACAGTATCTGGATTGACTGACACACAAGGAAAGATGGTTTTATCTCATTTGCATAAAGCTATCAAAGCATTAAATCAGTTAAGAACATTAGAAGATGCTGTAGTTATCTATAGAATTTCACGAGCACCCGAAAGAAGAATTTGGTATATTGATGTTGGCAATCTACCAAAGATGAAAGCAGAACAATATGTTCGTGAAATTATGGTCAAACATAAAAATAGATTAATATATGATGCTGCTTCTGGTGAAGTTAGAGACGATAGAAGATTTATGACTATGTTGGAAGATTATTGGCTTCCAAGAAGAGAAGGTGGTAGAGGAACTGAAGTTTCTACACTACCTCCAGGACAAAATCTAGGGCAGATGGAAGATGTTTTATATTTCCAAAAGAGATTTTTACAGTCTCTAAACGTTCCATCTAATAGATTAAACAATGATACTCTTTTCTCTATGGGTAGAGCAACTGAAATTACAAGAGACGAAGTTAAATTTAATAAGTTTATTATTAGACTAAGATCTAGATTTTCACATTTGTTTTATTCATTACTCGAAAAACAACTTGTTTTAAAACAAGTTATGACAGTTGAAGAATGGGAACAAATTTCTTCTCTTATTAGATTTGATTTTTCTACTACAAGTTACTTTACTGAGTTGAAAAAAGCAGAAATTGAACAAGCAAGACTTTCTCTTGCTAGAGATTTCCAAGATATGGCTGGTAAATACTATTCACACAACTGGGTTCGTAGAAATGTTCTACAACAAACTGATACTGATATTGGACAGATGGATGGTGAGATTGGTCAAGAAATTGAATCTCAAGATCCAAGATGGTTTAATCCAGTTGTAGCACAGAATGAAGAACAGATGATGCAAATGCAAATGCAACAACAACAAATGCAAGGTGGTGGACAACAACAAGCTCCATCTGGTGGTGCTAGTGAACCAGAAGGTGGTGGAAGTAATGAAAATGCAGATAAATTAAGAAAAATACAACAAGCACAACGTGATATTGATATGCTAGAAAAGAAAAAAGGAAATAGAACTCCACAAGAAGAGACTAGATATAGATCATTATTACAAGTCGTAGCTAAAAACAGAGGGTTCATGAAACAAATGGGGATAGCAGTATAATGGAAAATACCACATCAGCAGTAGATTTAATTAGAGCAGCAACAGAAGAAAAACCTGGAGATTTTGAAGCATCTTTTAATAGTATTATGCTTGATAAGCTAAGAGATGCTGTCAGGGAAAGAAAAATTGAAGTTGCTAAAAATATGTATAACTATAAACCCATTGAAGAACCAGAAGATAACGAGGTAGAAGATGCCTAAGCACCTAAGAGATATTGTAGCAAGACTACCTGATACAACACCAAAAAATTACGATAGTCTATACGGCAAGAGAAAAGTTGAAAAGGTTACTCTTGGTCAAGATGATGACTATTACATTGGTAGTGATGATAAAGGTGCTAAAAAATTCGTTGCTAAACACGAAGTAGAAGTTCACGATTATCCAGTTCAAAATGATGGTGATGTCCCATTCAAAGCAGTAAATATTAAACCGGTTCTCGCATCAGATGTTGATAAACAACATGGATATCAAGGATATCCAGCTGGCGAGGACAGGAAAGTTTATGAAGAAGTAGAACAAATGTCTTTATCTGCTTATCTAGAAGATAAGGGAAAATCTAAAAAAAAAAAGAATAAATAAGAGTAATATCTACTATGATAAGAGTGATGCAGTTAGCACAGCAAGTCCAACTGTAAATACAACAGAACCATATCAAGGAATATTAAGGGTGTAAAATGATTTTAAAAGTATTAGGACCTGAAATATCTATAGGAACAGCAAATACTGTTGCTAATTCTAATTTAGTTAGAGTCATTAACACTGGTGCAGCTGCTGTTCTTAATGTAGGTAGTGTTGGCAATGTAACGGTAACTAACACAGAATCAGTTATTGTAGAAAAAGAACCCACAGAAACTTTAACAGGAACTGGTATGGTAGCAGCTCCAATAGCTTTTAGGTACTAAGATGAAACTAATCAAAGAACTAACAGAAGAAGTAGAATATATCACAGAAGCAGATGAAGCTTCTGGTAAAAAGAATAATTACATTCGTGGTGTATTCTTAGTCGGCGAACAAAAAAATAAAAACGGTAGAATATATCCTATCTCTACTCTTGAAAAAGAAGCAGAAAGATATTGTAAAGAGATAGTAGAACAAAAAAGAGCATATGGTGAGCTTGGACATCCAAAAGGTCCACAGATTAATCTTGATAGAGTTTCACATATCATCACTGAATTAAAAAGAGATGGCAATAATTATATTGGTAAAGCAAGACTAACAGAAACACCAATGGGTGAAATTGCTAAAGGTCTTTTAAATTCAGGTGCAAGTCTTGGTGTATCTTGTAGAGGTATGGGTAGAGTTGAACCCTGTAAAAAAACAGGTGTTATGGTTGTACAAGATGATTACAGAATTGCTACAGCTGCTGATATTGTCGCTGATCCTTCTGCTCCAGGAGCATTTGTTCAAGGTATTATGGAAAATGTAGAATGGATTTATGATCCAGTTAGTGACAGTTGGCTAGAAGAAAAATTGAATAATACTAAAAAATCAATTGGAAAAATGTCAATGTCACAAATTGAAGAGAGTAAACTATCAATCTTTGAAGATTATATTTCCTCTTTATCATTAAAAAGATAAATTTTATAAATAGATATAAATGCTCAAAGGAGAAACAAATATGTCTCAAGAAGAAATCTTAGATGAAAAGTATGAAATGGATTCCCCAGATTCTGGTAACGAAACCATTGCTGCTAAATCTATTAAAGCAAAAGGTCAAGTTACAGACACTCAAATGGCAGATTCCAAATCATCAATGATGAATGGTATGATGTCAGCAATGGCAGCTATGCCAAAAGAACAAGTTGCAAATATGTTTGATCAGGTTATGGCTCAGTTTGGTCACTGGGCAGATAACATTCCTGATGATGCAGCTGCTAAAAATGCATCTACTATTGCAGCTAAACCATCTGCAGCATCTGGTTCTATGAAAGAAGATGTTGCCGAAATGTTTGCTGGTGAAGAATTATCAGAAGAATTTAAAGAAAAAGCTACTGTTCTTTTTGAAGCTGCTGTAAACGCTAAAGTTACAACTGTAACTCAAGAGCTAGAAGAGCAGTTTGAAGAAGCACTAAACGAAGAATTGTCATACTTCACTGAAGAAGTCACTGATAAGTTGGATAACTACTTAAACTATGTTGTAGAAAATTGGATGTCAGAAAATGAAGTTGCCATTGAATCTACATTGAAGAATGAAGTAAATGAAGAATTTATTCAAGGTCTAAAAGGACTATTTGAACAAAATTATATTGAAATGCCAGAGGACAAAGTTGACATTGTAGAAGAACTAGCTGAAAAAGTTGAACACCTCGAAAACAGACTCAATGATTCTATTAATGAAAACTCAGAATTGAAAAATGTTCTTTCTGAATCTGTAAAAAAACAGGTAATTGATGATGTTTCATCAGATTTAACTTTAATGCAACAAGATAAATTTTTATCATTCGCTGAGGGAATTGAATTTGATGGTGATGTTGATGAGTATGGTAAAAAATTAGAAATCATTAAAGAAAATTATTTCGGTACTCAGAAACAACAAGTTTCTTCTAATCTTGAGGAAGAAGTTTTTGAAGAAGAAACAGAGTTGAATGAATCCTATGTTCATCCATCAATGCAGAAATATGTTAATGCATTACAAAGAACAGTCAAAAATTAATATATTATAAATAGTCTAAAATACATCTTATAGAAAGGAATAATAATGTATTTATCCGAGGATATTCAAAATAAGTGGGCTCCAGTCCTAGACTGTGACTCAGTTGGTTCCATTAAAGATACACACCGTCGTTCTGTTACTGCTCTAGTTCTAGAAAATACTGAAAAAGCACTAAGAGAAGATGCAGCACACGGTAGTTATCAAACTCTAACAGAAGCTAACCCAGCTGCTACAAACATTATGGGTGCTTCTTCTTCAACAGCAGCAGACGGTGCTGTTGATATCTTTGATCCAGTTCTTATTTCACTTGTTCGTCGTGCAATGCCAAACCTAGTTGCATACGACATTTGTGGTGTCCAGCCAATGACTGGTCCAACTGGTCTTATTTTCGCAATGCGTTCACGTTATGCTAACCAAGCTGGTGACGAAACTTTCTTCAACGAAGTTAATACTGCATTTTCTTCTGTTGTTTCTGGTGCCAATACTTTTGGTCAGCAACATGTAGAAAACTCAGGTATTCCTGGTGCTTCTAACACTTCTCCATTAACAGCTGTTAACACATACAACACTGGTTCTGGTATGTCAACAGCACAAGCTGAAACTCTTGGTACTGATGGTAATACAGCATTCCCAGAAATGGCTTTCTCTATTGAGAAACTAACTGTGACTGCTAAGACTCGTGCTCTAAAAGCAGAATACACTATGGAACTAGCACAAGACCTAAAGGCAATCCACGGTCTTGATGCTGAAACTGAACTCAGCAACATTCTTTCTTCTGAAATTCTTGCTGAAATCAACCGTGAAGTTATTCGTACAATTAACATTACTGCTGAAACTGGTGCTGACCTAAACACTACTACTTCTGGTGTTTTTGATCTAGACACAGATTCAAACGGTCGTTGGTCAGTTGAAAAGTTCAAGGGTCTTATGTTCCAACTCGAAAGAGAAGCGAACAGAATCGCAAGAGAGACTCGTAGAGGGAAAGGCAACATGGTGCTTTGTTCATCAGATGTTGCTTCAGCTCTACAAATGGCCGGTGTTCTTGATTATGCACCAGCACTAAATTCAAATAACCTAGAAGTTGATGACACAGGCAATACTTTTGCTGGTGTTCTTAACGGTCGTCTAAAAGTTTACATCGATCCATATGCTGTCGGTGGTAACTATATGACTGTTGGTTATAAGGGTTCATCAGCATTTGATGCTGGTCTGTTCTACTGCCCATATGTTCCTCTACAGATGGTCAGAGCAGTTGATCCTCTCTCCTTCCAGCCAAAGGTAGGGTTCAAAACTCGTTACGGTATGATTGCAAACCCATTCGCAAAAGGTTTAACACCATTTACTGATGATGGTCTTGCAATTAACTCTAACAAGTACTACAGAAAAGTTATTGTTAATAACCTAATGTAATACTGCTTGGGGGAGATTTTTCTCCCCCTATTCTATTCCCAATAAAAAAATAATAACTAAAACGGGAATATACTAAGGGAGTTTTATACTCCCTTTTTTTTATATCATAAATATACCATAAGGAGAATGGTATGTCAGCAGTAGATAATACACCAGAAAATAAAAACTTTTTATCCCCTCTTAATTTTAGATTTCAAATTAAGAAGGCACCACATGTTAATTTTTTCGTTCAGTCTGTGAACATACCTGCTATTTCTCTTCCACATGTAGACACACCCAATCCATTTGTAAGAATTCCACAAACTGGTGATCATATATCATTTGAACCTTTACAAATAAGTTTTAAGGTTGATGAAGACTTACAAAATTACCTAGAGATACACAATTGGATATTGGGTTTAGGTTTTCCAGAATCATACGACCAATATAAAAAATTATCAGATGTTCCTAGAATAACAGGCGAAGGTCTGTTGTCTGACATTACTGTATTAGTTTTATCCAGTACAAAAATAGCAAACTATGAAGTAACTTTTGTAGATGCACATCCGGTATCTTTAACAGAATTAAAATTTAATTCAACAGATACTTCTGTGAACTATATAAGTAGTAGTGCAACTTTCAAATATACCCATTATAAAATTCAAAATATATAAGGATTGTTATGAACATTGATGAGATTATATCTGAGTGGAAAACTGACTCAGAAATAGATGTGACTGAGCTTGCCGATGAGTCTATAAAGATAGCAAAATTACATCAAAAATACTATGAATATTTGATAAAGGAAAAGTTATTATTTAAGAAAAATGAATCAGATCTTAAACTATTAAGGTTAGAAAAATACGAATTTTATACACAGGGTCACAACGAAGAAACATTGAAAAAAGGATGGGAACTTCCATCCAAAGGTATGGTTATAAAATCCGAAATACCTATGTATCTTGAAGGTGATAAAGATATTATCAATCTAAATCTAAAGATAAGTTATCAACAAGAGAAAATAGACCTTCTACAATCCATTATAAAATCTTTGAATAACAGAGGATACAATATCAAATCTGCTATTGATTGGATTAAATTTACATCAGGTGTATAATGGAAATTATAAAATTAGAAAAAGTGAACGAGGTTTACAATAAAGTTATATGTGAACCTGGTGTAGGATATGAAATAAAAGATTACTTTACTTTTAAAGTTCCAAACTATCAATTTATGCCTGCTTATAAAAATAAACTTTGGGATGGAAATATTTATCTTTTCAATCCAATGAATTGTTTATTATATGGTGGATTAACAGAACAATTAGAAATATTTTGCAAAAGTAGAGATTATAAATTAGAATTATTATCTGATTTTAGTTCTGATAATATGTCTGTAAAAGAGACTCTTGATTTTGTTAAAAGTTTAAATTTACCATTTCAACCAAGAGAATATCAATTAGAGGCGTTTGTAAGATGTGTGAGATCTAGAAGAAAAATGTTATTATCTCCGACAGGAAGTGGAAAAAGTTTGATTATTTATTTACTCTCAAGATTTTATAACTTGAGAACATTAATAATTGTCCCTACTACTTCTCTTATTCATCAAATGACATCAGATTTTCTTAGTTATGGTTACAGCGATCCAGACAATATTCACAAAATCTACCAAGGTCAAGATAAAAATATAAAATCACAGTTTGTGATTTCAACTTGGCAATCAATCTTCAAACAATCAAAAGACTGGTTCAACCAATTCGATGTCGTAATTGGAGATGAAGCACATTTGTTTAAAGCCAAATCTCTTACTTCTATAATGACAAAGTTAGAAACCTGTAAGTATAGATTTGGATTCACCGGAACCCTTGACGGATCTGAAACACATCAACTTGTGCTAGAAGGATTGTTTGGACCTGTAAAGAAAATAATCACAACATCAGAGCTTATAGAACAAAAACATTTATCAAATTTTATGATTAAGTGTATCTCTTTACAATATCCTGATGATATTAAAAAAGAATGTTCTAAGTATTCGTTTCAACAAGAAATGGATTTTCTTGTATCCAATCAAGAAAGAAACAAGTTTATTACTAATTTATCTTTATCATTAAAAGGTAATACTTTATTATTATTTCAGTATGTTGACAAACACGGAAAAGTGTTGTATGATATGATTTCTAATGAACATAGTGATAAAGATATTTATTTTGTTCATGGGGGTATTGATGGAAACGATAGAGAAAAGATTCGTAATCTAGTAGAAAAGAATAATAACTCTATTATTATTGCTTCTTATGGAACCTTTTCTACTGGAATTAATATTAAGAATTTACATAATATTATATTTTCTAGTCCATCTAAGTCTAAAGTAAGAAATCTACAATCTATTGGTAGAGGGCTAAGGTTATCAGATAACAAAGAACAAGCTGTTCTATATGATATATCTGATGATCTATCTTGGAAACAGCGTAAGAACTTTACTTTGTTACATTATATTGAAAGAGTTAAGATATACAATGAAGAACAATTTGAATACAAAACATATAAAATCAATATTAATACTTAGACTTTCAAAGACACAGTCTTATTATACACACGGTTTAAATCTTGTCAAGGGAAAAATGCAATGAGAAAGAAAAATTATATAAACAATAAAGAACTGTATTCGGAAATGGTTAAATATCATTCTGCATATAAAACTAACAAAGAAGTAGAAATATCTAACTACATAGGCAAAGCAATACTTCTTATATGTAACAATCTTTCAAGAAAACCTAATTTTTGTGGATATACATATAAAGAGGATATGATTTCTGATGCAGTGTGTGACTGTGTTGCATCTGTAAAATCATTTAATGTTGAAAAATCAAATAATCCATTTGCATATTTTACACAAACTGCTTGGAATGCTTTTTTAAGAAGAATTGAAAAGGAAAGTAAACAAACAGTATTGAAACATAAAAACTTAGTAAATATGTATGTAATGCCAGAAACAGTTGTTGAAAATGATAAATCAAGTGTAAAATCAAATGAATTTTCTGATGAAATAATAAAAAATTATGAAAATAAATTGACAGAGAGAAAAAACCGTGCTAGATTAAATAGCCTAAGTAAGAAAGGTGTGTTAGATGAAAAGAGATCACTTAGTGCCCGTGGCAGTTAAAGATATTGGAGATAAAGTAGTTTCAAAGATTGTAAAACAAAGCGATAGACTTTATCACATCCAAAGACTAGAAGAAATTAGAGATTATTGTAATACCGTTATTAAAAAATTTGAGAGAAAATGAAAGTAGCAATAATATCAGATACACATTGGGGAGTTAGAAATGACTCTCCAATTTTCTATGAATATAATAAACTGTTTTTAGACAATCAGTTTTTTCCATATTTAGAAGACAATAATATCAACCAAGTTATTCATCTTGGTGATTTGGTTGATAGAAGAAAGTATATCAATTTCTATACTCTTAAAAGATTAAGAGAAGATTTTCTTGATAAAATGTGTGATAAAAATATCACTATGGATTTGATTTGTGGAAATCACGATACTTATTTTAAAAATACAAATGATGTAAATGCTTTAGATTTGCTTTTAAAAGATTATGATAATGTGAAAAGTTATATTGATCCACAAGAAGTTTCTGTAGATGGATGTAATATATTATTTTTACCTTGGGTGTGTAAAGATAATGAAAAGAAAACATTTGAAATTATAGAAAAAACAAAATGTCAAATTGCTATGGGACATTTAGAAATATCAGGATTTCCTATGTTTGTTGGTTCTCCTATGTCTCACGGATTTGATAGAAAACTTTTTTCTAAATTTGATATGGTATTTTCTGGGCACTTTCATCATAGAACTTCTGGTGGTAATATATTTTATCTTGGTAGTCATTCTGAATTTATGTGGTCTGATTGTAATGACCCACGAGGATTTCATATATTTGACCTAAAAACCAGAGACCTAACCTTTATACCTAATGAATATACCATTCACCATAAATTTGAATATGATGAAAACAATATTGACTTAAAAAACTTAGAAGAAAAAGATTTTAAAAACAAGATAGTTAAAATTATTGTAAAAAACAAAACAGACAACTTTGCTTTTGATTCGTTTATTGAACTTCTTGAAAACTATTCTCCTTACAAATATCAAATTATAGATGAAGTCATTGAGATAAATGAAGAAGATTTAGTGTTAGAAGCAGAATCTACACTTGATATATTTAAAAAATATATACATAGTTCTAATACTGGTTCTATTGTGAAAGATGAGCTTGAAAGAGTTATAGTAGATCTATATAATGAGGCAATCGATAAAGAATGATTATTTTTGAAAATATAAAATGGAAGAATTTTCTTTCCACTGGTAATGTTTATACTAAAATTAATCTATCAAAAAATAAAAATACACTTATAATAGGTGAGAATGGTGCAGGAAAATCTACCATTCTCGATGCACTTACTTTTGCTCTTTATAACAAACCATTCAGAAAAATTAATAAAGGACAGCTTGTTAATTCTATTAACAATAAAGGTGCTGTTGTTGAACTTGAATTTTCTCTATACAAAAACAAATATAGGATTGTAAGAGGAATTAAACCAAATATTTTTGAGGTCTATAAGAATAATGATTTAATAAATCAAAATGCAGATTCTAAAGACTACCAAGAATATTTAGAAAAGCATATTCTAAAAATAGGTTATAAATCTTTTTGTCAAGTTGTTGTTCTTGGGTCAGCAACATTTCTTCCGTTTATGCAATTGCCTGCTGCACAGAGAAGAGAGATTGTTGAAACACTTTTAGATTTACAAATTTTCACAACTATGAACAGCGTTCTAAAAGATAAAGTTCAGAAAAATAAAGAGGATTTTATTAGAGTAGAAGAACAAAAAAGAAATATAGAAGAAAAGATTATTATAATCAAAAAGTATATTGAAAAAAGAGAACAGGAAAGCAAAGAAAGTGTAGAAAAAAAAGAAAAAGAAATTGAAAAGATTGATGAAATTATCATTTCTAAAAAAGAGGAACTGAAAAAAGTTGAGAAGGAATATCACGAATTATCTCAAGATGTTTCAGATGATAAAAAGATTACAAATGAGAATACAAATCTATTACTGCTAAGAGAAAAAATAAATTCTAAAATAGATATGGTCTCTGAAGAAATAACATTCTTGGAAACAAATGATGATTGTCCAACCTGTAAACAGAGAATAGAAGAAAGTTTTAAATTAGAATCTATTGGTGATAAAAATGATAAACTTAAAGAATATAAAGACGGTTTATTTCTTCTAAAAGAAAAAATATTCAACAATGAAAAGGAAATGCAAAGTTTAAATGAAAGTAAAGAAAAGTTATCAAAAGTAAAAGACCAATTTAGAGATATTAGTTTTGATTTATCTTCAACAGAGAGAATGAAAAAATCTATTGAAGCAGAAATAAAAAGCATAAAGAAAAAAGAATCTACTATTAGTAATGAAGAAATAAAAGATAGTGAAGAAGAATTGATAAAAATTAATGATATATATAATGAGTTGATAAAAAATAAAGATTTGTATTCTGCATCATCTGTGTTATTGAAAGATAATGGAATCAAGTCTAGGATTATTAAAAAATATATTCCTATAATCAACAAACTTATTAATAAGTATCTTTCTGATTTAAATTTCTTTGTTAAGTTTGAATTAGATGAAGAATTTAATGAGGTTATTAAAAGTAGACATAGAGACGAGTTTTCATATTCATCTTTCTCAGAAGGCGAAAGGATGAAAATAAATCTATCAATACTTTTTACTTGGAGAATGATTTCTCAATTAAGAAATTCTATCAATACAAATCTATTGATTATGGATGAAGTTTTTGATAGTTCTCTTGATAGTGAAGCAACTGAAGATTTTATGAAACTATTGAATGAATTTGGAGACAAAACAAATGTGTTTATCATTTCACACAAAACAGAACAGTTAAATGAAAAATTTGACAACATTATTCGATTTAAAAAACAGAAAAACTTTAGTAAGATAGTACAATGATATTAGATATTGTAGACAAAACAAATCCTATACTTAAAGAAAAGATGGATAGATTTGATTTTTCTGAACCACAAACAGACCCAATAGAATTAGCACATAATTTAACTCAGACTATGATTCATAATAATGGATTAAGTCTTTCAGCAAACCATGTTGGTTTGCCTTACAGAGCATTTGTTATTATGTCTAATCCAGTTATCTGTTGTTTTAATCCAAGAATTGTAGATGAAACAAATGAAACAGTTTATCTAGAAGAAACAAGCTTGACTTATCCTGGATTATCAGTTAAGATAAAGAGACCGTCTAATATTAAAGTTAGGTATGAACAACCTAATGGTGATATAGCAACAAACAAATATATTGGTATGACTTCAAGATTGATACAACAAGAGTTAGACCATTTGAATGGAATTCTATTTTATACAAAAGCATCTGCTTATCATTTAGAACAGGCGAAGAAAAAAAGGAAAAAACTTTATGGAAATAAAAATTGAAATAGAAACTCTTAGAAAAAATAAACTGTTTATTGCTACGCCCATGTATGGCGGACAGTGTGCTGGTATGTTTACCAAGAGTGTAGCAGACCTATCAGCATTTTGTGCTAAACACCAAATTCCATTACAATTATATTTTATGTTTAATGAATCCTTGATTACTAGGGCACGAAACTATTGTTGTGATGAATTTATGAGGTCTGATGCAAACCATCTTATGTTTATTGACTCTGATATTGGATTCAATCCACAAGATGTTATTGCACTTATGGCACTTCAGTCTCAAAATGAAGACTATGATATTATTGGTGGGCCATATCCTAAGAAGTGTATTTCTTGGGAAAAAATTAAAAGAGCAGTAGATAAAGGAGTTGCTGATGAAGAAAGTAATGTTCTAGAAAAGTTTGTAGGAGATTATGTGTTTAATCCAAAAAGTGGTCAAAATCAAATTAAGCTATCTGATCCAGTGGAAGTTTTAGAAATTGGAACTGGATTTATGATGGTTACAAAAAATGCAATGTCTAAATTTCAAGAATCATATAAAGAGTATATGTATAAACCAGATCATGTAAGAACAGAACATTTTGATGGATCTCGTGAAATTATGCAATATTTCCAAGCAGAAATTGATCCAAAAACAAAGCGATATTTATCAGAAGATTATTGGTTCTGTCAAAAAGCACAAGAAGCAGGACTTAAAACTTGGCTATGTCCTTGGATGCAACTTCAACATGTTGGTTCGTATATTTTTGGTGGTTCTCTTGCAGACCTTGCAGCAATTGGTGCTGCAGCAACAGCAGACCCTTCTAATCTTTCTAAAGCTAAAAAGAAATAAATTAGGATTATATTATGAAAATTGATAAAAATATTATTAATATTTTGAAAAACTTTGCACAAAACAGTTTATCCCTTTCTGTAAAAAAGGGAAATAAAATTGGTGTTATTTCAGAATCAAGAAATACTATTGCAGAGGCATATCTTCCAGTTCCATTTGAACGAGACTTTGCAGTTTATGATTTAAGTAAATTTATCTCTTGTTTATCAATGTTTTACGAACCAGAGTTGATTTTCCAAGAATCATATGTTACTATTACTGATGGTAACAGATCTATCAATTATATGTATGTAGATGAAGAACTTATTAGTAAATGTGTCATACCAGAACATAAACTGACTACCGATCCACAAGTAGCAGAGTTCAACATAACATCACAAAATCTAAAAGATGCAGAAAAAGCATTATCTGTTCTATCTGTTCCTAATATTGTATTTGAAGGAAAAGATGGTAAACTAAAAATGATTGTCTGTGATGTGAAATTAGACTCTGGTAATAACTTTGAGATTATTGTTGGTGAAACCGATAATAACTTTAAAGCAATTTTCTTAGCAGAAAATATTAAAATACTTGGTGATGACTATAGAATTGTTTTAGGACAAGGTGTTGCAAAGTTCTATGGTAATGTTATTGAGTATTGGATTCGTTATGATCATCAAAGTGTGATGAATTAATTGAGGAAATAAAATGGAACAGTTTTTGTGGACTGAACTTTACAGACCAAAGTCTGTAAAAGATACTATTTTGCCTGATAATATGAAATCTGTTTTTCAATCTTTTGTTGATAAAAAAGAGATTCCAAATATGATTTTATCTGGAACCTCTGGTGTTGGAAAAACAAGTGTTGCAAAAGCAGTTCTTACTGAACTGGAATGTGAATATCTAGTTATCAATGGTTCTTTAAATGGTAATATTGATACTCTTAGAAATGAAATTCATAATTTTGCTTCAACAGTATCTCTATATGGTGGTAAGAAGTATATTATTCTTGATGAAGCAGATTATCTAAATGCTAATTCAACACAACCTGCTCTTCGTAATTTTATGGAAGAGTTCTCTAAAAATTGTGGATTTATTCTTACCTGTAATTTCAAAAACAGAATCATTCAACCTCTACATTCACGATGCACAGTGATTGATTTTAACTTTAACAAAAATGATAAAGTTAAACTTGCTATGTGTTTTATGAAAAGAATTGAAATGATTCTTAAAAATGAAGGTATAGAATATGAAAGAAGTGTGATTGCTGAAATTATTCAAAAATATTTTCCTGATTTTAGAAGAGTTTTAAACGAACTACAAAGATATTCTTCATCAGGAAAAATTGATACTGGTATTCTTGTTGATGTAAAAGAAACTTCTATTACAGAGTTAATTTCAATTCTTAAACAGAAAAATTATCCAATGTTAAGGAATTGGTTGTACAACAACTCAGATTGTGATATGAATGAATTATATAGACAGTTTTATGAACACGGTGCTGAATATTTTACAAAGCAAACTTTACCACACCTAATTATTTTACTTGGTAAATATCAGTATCAAAATGCATTTGTTGCAGATGCAGAGATTAACTTTATGGCATTTTTAGTTGAAGTTATGGTAGAATGTGAAATTTTAGATAAGTGAGGTTATTATGACAAAAAATATTACAGCTGTTAGAGTTTTAAATGTTCTTGATGTTTATCAAGATAATCCTCTTGGTAATAGATATGTATATCAGTATAAAATTGGTAGCACAGGAACTTGGAATGATGCTGAAATTGCATATTGTAAACAAGAAATAAACACAGACAATAGAGTTGAAATGACACAAAAAGAGTTCAATACTATTGTTACTGAGGGTATGAAACAACAAAATGAAGTAATTGAAGATAATTTAGACGATGAATAAGTATGATTGGAGATATGAAAATAGTATAACAAGAGATAAAAAATATTTAGAAGTTAATTCCGAAGAAAAATATATAGCAGGAAGAACAAATAAAGTTCTTTCTAACTATCTAGATACTATTCTTTATTCAAATGAAATGAATATGAATAGACATCTAGAAGATAAAATGCATTATGAATATCTTTTTTATTCTATAAAAGCAAGAAAAAGATTCTTTAAAAGAGATAAAACTTTACCTTTTGATGACATTTCTTTAGTTTGTGATTATTATAAATATAATCGTAAGAAAGCAGAACAAGCGATTAAAGTTCTGACTAAGGAACAACTCTACAAAATTAAAGAAAAATTACAAAAAGGTGGAGAAAAATGAGCAATCTAGATAATCTTGTTGAAGTGACTATTGCTGAAGACGAAGATTTCCTTAAAATAAAGGAGACTTTAACTCGCATTGGTATTGCTTCTAGAAAAGAAAATAAACTTTATCAATCCTGTCATATTTTACATAAACAGGGTAAATATTATATTGTACATTTTAAAGAGTTATTTGCTCTTGATGGAAAATCAACTGATTTCTCTGATGAAGATAAAGGTAGAAGAAATACTATCGTAAATCTTCTAAAAGAATGGGATTTGGTTTCAGTTGTAAACCTAGAAAAAATTGAATCTCCTAGAGCACCTATGGGACAAATTAAAATTATTCCTCACAAAGAAAAAAGTGAATGGGTTCTAGAGGCAAAATATAATATCGGCAGAAAACGAAATAGATAATAGGTAAATATATTATGAAAATTTTTGATACACCACTATTAACACACCTGTATTCTTTTAATAAAAAAGAACCTAAAACTCCCGCAGAAGAAAAACTTCAACAAATCCAGGAAATTTTGTTCCCTCCTTTGAAGCGATATACTGATAAGGATGGAAGAAAATTTCACGTGGATTATTGTGCTGATACTAATTTACAAGCAGCACTTCACGATTTAGAAGATGATTTTAATGATGAAAACACTAGAAAAACTATTAAAAGTGTTGAAGAAAGAATCATCAATGTAAGAAAAGTATTGGAATTTAATCAACCATTAGATAGTGATGCACAATATGTGATTGCTGATGATGTAGAGAATATTGAAGAGGATTAAAATGAGAAAGAAAACTATCTTTGCTACTATCGTAGCAGGAGGAATTTTTTGTGCCGGTTATCTAGGGTATGCTGATGTCCAAGGATTAGAATCAGTATCATCTCTTATATTCCTACATAACAAAAAATATAACTATAAAATTGTTAAAATTGTAGATGGAGACACAGTAGAATTTGAAGCAAAATTCTTACCAGACCCTCTTAAAAAAAC